GCGATAATGCCGTTAATTGATCTTGCCTGTGCTACGAAGTCCTGCGGTGCTGCGGACGTCAGGGTCTTAGGGAACAGGTATTCAATAGGCCTTACTTCAGCTGCATCCTTTGCTTCTACAACGAACTCATCCCAGTTAACACCGCCATCTAGTGAGAACCGCACTGCTATCTGGTCATTAATAGCACCAAAGGTGCATTGCGCTGCTATAGCGTAGAGGAAGACACCAGGACCACGACTAGCGACTATGGTCCTTGCTTGTGGCTGGTCAATAGCGGGTGAGGCTACGTCAACGGGGTAGGCTGCTGCTATCACTGGAATAGGAGCTGCTAACTTGTCAAAGTCAAAAGTCAAAATATCAAATAGTTGTACATTAGCCATTATAACACCACGTTGTCTGATCCAAAAACTATATTATCGCTACCAAACTCTACGTTAATTGGTAGCACCACCTCAAGAAGAATTTGTAAGGTCGTACCGTTGGCAGCTACAATAGCACTAGCTACGTTCTGTTCGTTACCTTCATACTGCCCTTCGGTTTCTGACCACGTAAGAGTAGCTGTAAAACCCGCTACGACAATATTTATTTCGTTAATTCCTTCTATCTGCAATCCACCAACAAATCCAATATAAAGTGAACCGATGAATACTGTGTCAGTATACAACCTAGTGATTTGGTGCCCAAATAAGCTGTCTGGATTAAGAGTGCCAAAAAGAGGAAGGTCTGACATGCCATAGAAAGTAGTATTGTTGCCAACAAATAAATCGTAATTGCCGCCGATGCTACCACCTTCATCGTTTATACTGTAGCCGATGCCTAAACCGATTCCTATGTTTTGCATTATTTGCTCACTTCTTTTGTATCACCGCTATCACTAGTAATATCCAGCACAAACATTAAAGCGGCTATCTTTTTCATTAATAAAGGCCTACCATACCAGAAGCTGTGGACGATGCCAATACCTTCTTTACAGATATTGGAAAGATGCCTGCAGGAACTCCATTAAAAGTAACCTGACTACCGCCTGCCATTACAACTGTTAAGTCACCAGTGACAGCAACATAGATGGCGCGAGGATTAGGATCGATTTCATCACTACTTGGCACAATTGCTGCAGCGTCGATAGCTGGGTTTGCAGTTACCGGAATGTTTGGACTTACCATAATATTTACCTTCCTTTAGTGGCTCGCTTTAAGAGCAAAAGTTATAGTAGTCCCAGCAGGGTCCACAATTTGACTGTATATCTTGTGAGCAGTATTGTCAACTATAACTGTGTCATCAATACTGGGCACTGGCACTAAAACATCAACTTCTGACTTAATGCATAATAAATTCTTTTGTTGAGGATTAACTTGTAAATCGTTCTCATCTTTTTCTATATTAGTTAAAATTCCTCTCATTATCACAGTAGCACCTGTTGAAGTATAGATGCCTGTAGCAGGATCAAAGTCTCCTGGATCGCGTGAATTAGTGACGCAGTCGAAATCGTATACGATGCTAGCCATTGGGCCATTAAACATCTTCTCTACTGCGTTCTGTAGCTTATCTGTCAACAAAATGAGGCGCTCCATTAGCGCCTTGGTAGATCAAATAAGGGTCTACCATCATAGAGATCATAGGATATGGGTCTGAAGACGCAGGAGAAAAGTTCTCGACTTCGTATTCAACCGTATCAGCTTTAGACCTTTCAGACTTCAGGTTTCCACTAGAATCTGGAGCTATGAAGGTGTCCGGATCATTCAAATAGTCTTTGCCTAAATCGGCATTTGCATTCTGTACTGCAATAGGAGCGTCGTCCTCATCAAAAGGAACTCCTACATAATATCTTGAATCAAGATAATATCTTCCAACCGCTAGAGCATCATTTTTCTCACCATCAGAAGCAGCATCCCATATAACATCACCCGCATTACGGATTTCCGCATCTGCGAGTGATATGTAAGGGGTTTTTAGCTCTTGAGCCATAAACTATTCGCTATCAGTCTCTGAGTCAGAAACTTCTTTGTCAGCTAACTTGCTGTCGCGCTTAGCCCTGTTTTTTGGCGAATCTTCCACGTATGACTCAGTGGCCAAAAGAAGAGCTTCCTGGTCATCGTTACAAGTGATGTACTCTAAGTCACTTATCCTTATAACTTTTTTCATGTCTGTTCCTTATGATTTAATGGGGTTTTAAAATAGGGAAGCTACCTAAATAGCTTCCCTATACGTGCTATGCACTGCGTAATCAGAAGTCTGATAACAAAGTGATACGGCGGTGGTCGTAAGCTTCGGCGCCGACTAACAGGTCCAGAGACATAGTCTCTTTCTTTGAAGTCATATCGTAGCCTTGAACCACACGAATTGAAACACCTTCATAAGACATTGAAGCAGAAGGCTTGTCAGATGCAGGGTCCAGCAGAGGCATGGCAACACCGAGAGCTGGTTTATCGAAGATCGCACCGTGATAGGTTTGAGCTTCACCTGCACCGATAACTGTAACAGCTGCTCCGTTAGGAATGATCTCAGTGAGAGGGTTCACAATAGGAATAACTACTTCACCAGCTGCGGTTTGAGCCAGAACAACCAACGGGCGGCGAACTCCAGCAACCTGGATATGATCACCAGCTTCAAACTGACCGGTAGTAGCAGCAACATCAAGCTGGCTACTCCCGACAAGGTTAAGGTTACCTGAACTGTTAACGGTCGTTGCAGTACCGGTACCAGCAGTATGAGTCATAGTAGGAAAGTTGATCGAAGAGTTCCAATCGATTCCCATAACACGGCCCATTTGACCTTCCTGCAAACTCGCTACACCAGCAGCGCCACGAGTTTGAGACTGGTTAAACCAGGATTGGCCAAGAACAATGGCTTCCAGATCAAGGTCCAGTAGTGCGAAGCGGCCGTTGAGTTGCAGTTGTTGTACGATTGCTGCTTTACGAGCCAGAGCTACATCAGCGGCACTTTCCAGAAGAGTTGAGGAAGCATACAGACCGGCACCATTGACAATCTTGGTACCGATATAAGCATCAACTTTTTCGGCGAGAGCTGTTACAGCAGGCACAATCACTTCTTCAGAGAAGCCGTCCATATTCAGGACTTTTTCTTTGGCACCAATCTCAACCGATACATCGAAATGTTTCTCAATCGTCATAGGACGAACTGAGCTTCGAATGCTTTGGATATCAATGGCAGATGTGAATTCCTTTGCTTCATAAGCAGGGCGAGTTTTGATATTGACCGTGCTACCAACTGCATAACCATTCGGTTTGATCATGAAATCGCTTGTCTTGTCGGTAGAGCACAAACCGGCAATAACAAGGGAGTCCTGAAGAACAGAAAGGGATTCAGCTGCCAGCATGGAGACATTTTCCCAAGCGTTTGACATTTAACTACTCCTTAAATAAGTATTAATGAAATCGTTGGGAAAGGCTTTTACAAAATTATAACGGCTGCCCCAACACAATAAGTCCTTTAACCCACAGGGTCGGCACAGCCGCTATTTGACTATATAATTATATAAAAAAACGGGCCAGAAGTACACCGGTTTGATAGCCCTATTTTATATACTTGTTCTTGGACTACGCAGCTTTGCTATCGCTCTTACGAGCTGCAATATAGCTAGCAACATCGCCTTTATCAGCAGCTTCTGCTGCAGCCGCATCCTTATCGTTACCAGACAAGTCAGCAGAAACGTTTGAAGGCCAGTAGTGTCCAGCAGTCTCTTTCAGACCTTTAACGAACTTTTCAGGAGTTTCCTTGGTGATATGCCCATCCTTATCACGAGAAACAACTGAGCCATCATCATCAACAGAGAAAACATCCTGCGCACGACGCTGAATATCTTCAACAGCAGTAGGCAGTACCTTTTCAGCTGCTGCGACTTTGGCAATTGAATCATTGATCACACGTGAATTATAGCGCTTGGTCAGTGCAGCATTCGATTCATTTGACTTCGTCAGAGAGTCAGTAAGCTCAGTAGTCTTTGTATCAAATTCGAGCTGTTGCTTCTCAACACGGCGAGATACTACTTCGTCAAGCTTACCGTCAGCAATCAATTTCGCGTCTTCACTGCTGTCAAAAGCTCCCTGAATCTTCTTCAGATTCTCAATATCAAGGCCATCGAATTTTTTGAATTCAGCAGAGATTTTCTTCTTCTCGTCCAGAATTTCTTTGTTCTTAGCCAAAAGAGAAGTATTTTCGCTTTTAAGCGGTTTGACGGCATTTGATACTGCTTCAGCAATTTTGGCCTTCAGGTCTTCTTCAGAAATGTCCATTTTATTTAATCCTCGTTAGAGTTAGTAGAGTTAAGGTTTTAGTCGTTTTGATCTTCGTCTTCTGTCAGTGTGCCACCATTGCTAGGCTTCAGTGTGCCACGGCTAGCTTCTATAAAGGATGCTTTACGGATCGCTTTAGGAGAGCCAGGCTCAGCATATTCAGCCTGAATCAATGCCTGATCTTCCTCAAACGTTACTTCATTTTCAGCTATACCACCATCCTGCAGCGCTTTGTACATGGTCTCTTTAGAGATTGCATCGTTCATCCATGCTTGTACCAGCTCCCTTATTTCAGCTGCCGTTACTGTAGCAGGTAGGAAGTCTTTATTTGGAACAACACCGATATCCGAACCATCGAGGCCTTTCCAATCAGCAATGGCTTTAAGAATCTTTTCAAAGCCATGCACTGCCGAATTTAATGTAGAGATAAGGGTTGCCGTAGAAGCTCCTTGTCTCATTCTTGATGTTTCAGCTGTTTCTGCTGGTCTGTCAGAAGTGTCAAGAAGTTGAGCGCCTGACTGAATCGCAGTCTCATACAAATCTTTCATATGATTACGGACGTGTGATAAAGCTGACGTGTCCGTCTTCGTGTAATAAGCCTTTGAATCAGGGTTACCCATGACTAAGCACACAGTTGAACCAATTGCTTTAGGAGCGCTCTCATCGTCTACTCCTGACAGCACAAGCATTGGAGAGCAGGACAGAAACTCTGATTGAGATAGGTCTGCGCTCTTCATGTAGATGTGCTGTGAAGCTCTAGCTACAGGAAGCATAGGAGATGGGTCAATACTGAAGTCGTTGTTCAGTGAGCCAATACAAACTGCAGGAATGTAATTTAACTCCTTACCGCCAACAGAAGGCGTTATAGTGGCTCCTCCATCCTTATCAATCTCGCCTGTATCGTCAGTTTTGTAGGATTTCACAGAATACGGTTGACCGTCGGCCTCAATTGACAGGTCAAGGACCTTTTCAACTCCTGAGTAGGATATCTTCTGAGAAGCTGCAAAATTGTCTTGTACCTTTTCTACTAGACGAAGTTGCTTGATTTCTTCGTTTGTGCCGGACGAGTTCTTGTATGACCAATTCGTTACAGCTTCAGCAGAATACGGAGCGATATAGACTTCATTCGACCCTTCTTCTTTGGACGGATCAGCTACCAGTATCTCGCGACCTGTAAGTAGAGTCTCTTCTAACACAAAAGAAAAGAGTTCGTCTAAAGACATACCAGACGGAGAGGCCTTTTCTAAGAGGTATTCCATTTCAGAAGGCAACGTATATTTTACAGGCTCCTTGAACACTAAGCCAATTAAGCCACGTAAGACGTGAGAGGTTATCTCAGGAAACATGGCTCTTGTGAGATAGGCACGGTAAGCAGGATTCGGATGATAATTGGGATTGAAATGCTGCATCATCGATTTAAGAGCATCTTCAGAATAGAACTGAGAGTAATAACCTGACTGTGCTATTGCCTGTTGAGCATTGTCATTCAACAACATAGATGTAGGCATTGGAAGATAGAGCTCGTTCTTAAATTTGATGGCAGCCTCACCCTCCATTGCATCCCTTATAAAGAGCCAATTGAAGATCATTCTGTCATACAGAGGAGACGATGTAAACGGCGTTCCGTTAGCCAACAAGGCCATGTTAACGTCAGAGTTTGTTATTACGTGCACTTGTCCTACCATGGTTGTCTTTTAGCCTCTTATAATATATAAAGTTAATACAGCGATACTGATGATGTTGAAAAGGTTGGTCTGTCGACGCCAAACTTATTGTGTATGAAATATCCAGCTCCGTCGTTCAGATCGTCAATATTCGTGTTCGGATCCTTTTCAGGGCTTCCATTAGGTAGCCACACCTGTTTTTCCAGGGCGTCAGTGTATTGAGGACATTCCTTGTGATTTATTAAGTAGCGACGCTCGCCGTTAGCGTTCTTAAACATCCCGTTCATAGAATTCACCCGGTCCTTAACAGAAGGATTCGAATGAGGATTACGCAATGGGAACTTAGCATCACGGAGAAGCTTAAGGTCAGAGGCATTCGCATCAATCGATCTGTTCGAATCGCCTGAAGCATCTGGATAGACAATTATCTCCTGGCCAGCATCCCGCAGTTTGTTGAGAGCCTGGATGAGGTCTGGCGTGTCTCTTAGTTTTGTTAATTCAGATACAGCCAAAGGATGGCCCGTTGTTGGTTCAATGCGGTGAATAACTGCGCTCATGTTACGGACGTTAAAGTCTGCACCGACGTGGAGTGTTTGGTCCATTCCTTGTGAAGTCATTGTATGATCGGTAGCGTTCTCAGTTCGACTGAAGCAGAAGTAAACCGCCTTGCCATTCAAGTTAACGAATTCGCCGTTTAAGTACGCTTCAATCAGTTCTGCTGGATACGTATTGCGCAGATTTTCTATGTACTCTGGGCTGAGGTGAGGATTTGACTCTGTCTTGGCCCTGATAAGCTGGTATCCAGGTGGAGGTTCGCTTTCCCACATTTTCCACACAAACTTGTATCCTTCTGGAGTTGTTCCCACAAAAAGCTGATTTGGCGGGCGCTTGTAAGCGGGTGGGTTGCGAGGTTTCTGTCTGCATCGTGCTATGATCTTTTCCCAACTGTCCTTCGCATTCGTATAGGAGAGGGTGTCTAATTCGTCTATAAATCCGTCCATAATTTCGAATCCCACGATTTTGGCAGGATTGTCCATTGTACGGAAAAGAATCTTTCCTGCATTCTTTATTTTGAGGACATTTTCAGATCTGTTGAGAGTGAAGTCAAGGTCTAGAGCCTCAAGCATTGGCTCAAGCCGAGGATACGCAATGTCTCTGATTAGGGTGTAAGAAGGCGCAAAGTAGCCCAGATCATTTTGGGGAAACATCAACTTTGTCGTGAGCATCCGGTTGAAAAGCCCTTCAGACTTGCCAGAACCGAATCCTCCAACGAAGGCGGTTGCAAAGTTCGACGAAATAAAGAACCGTGACTGCGGAGGTGTAAGTTTAGTAGGCTCAGGCATAAGACTATTATATACTATTCAGCCAAAGGAAGATACCGTTATTTAAATATAGAGCTATAGCGTTGCGATTTAGAGCTTGAAATATTTTATATTTTGGGCCCAAAATATATAAAATATATCCCAGAAATACATCCTGGTGTGCCTGGTTTTAATTCTAGGCCACTGTTTTAATTTTTATATATGGTTATATATAAATAAAAATAGCGGTCAACCAGGGATAAACCAGGGATTTACATACAATTGTGTGTTTAGAATACTTCATGTTTTCTCTCAGGAATGGCTGCCCAATACTGGAGGGAGGGATTTTTCAAAGATCGCCAGGTTGCCGCGAATCCCGAGTACGTTGGAGGGAGGGATTTTTCAAAGATCGCCAGGTTGCCGCGAATCCCGAATATGTTGGAGGGAGGGATTTTTCAAAAATCGCCAGGTTGCCCAATACTGGAGGGAGGGATTTTTCAAAGATCGCCAGGTTGCCGTGAATCCCGAGTACGTTGAAGGCCTATAGCGCCCTGAGGGTGGCTGCTAAATTTGGGTGAGGAAGAGCCCGAGTAGACACTCCCAGCCGTGACTAGGAGTGTCTGAGTGAGCCTCTATTTAACTAGAGTCAGGAACCCTTTACCAATGTCATGCCGTGCATCCGCCATCTGAAACTTTCCCTCATTCAACTTGAGGTACCCTGCGAACGTGCTGGCTGACTGATATTTTTCATACCGTGAGTGAGCCGCTGAGCCACTCCGCTTGGGGTTGGACTTGAAGGCGATCTTGGAATCAGCTGCCACCTTAACGCCGCCGATTTGGTACTCGATATTTTCAGTTTTTGCCGTCATGATATATTTTCCTTTTCAGTTTATGATTAATCTGTATTAATTAATCTAAGGTAATTATATAACCTCTGTGACCAGATGTACACAACTAATTTCATTTAGTTTAATAACATATGTTATGCAATGGGCTGTGTACAGCAGCGCCCACCTGTGTTATAATAGTAATAGCGCACTACGGCCAAGAGACGGGCGGGTGGGGCGTGAGTAGCCCACCATGGCTACATAATAGCACGACCCATGTATACATGGGACCTACAGAGCTAACCCTACTAAGAGCCTCTAGGAGACTCTCAGATAGGCTCTACTCCTCTTTGAAGGCTTCATCGAACTTCTTACGTTGCTCCTCGATGTAGATGCAGGAGCCGAATCGAGATGCTCTCTCGCCGTACTTCACCGTAGCGTCATCGCAGGCATCTACTTGCCGCTCTATCTCGTGGACGTGAGCCTCTACGTCTTTTAACATCTGGTCCCAATCGACAGGGGCGGCTGAGGCGTTGAATGAGGCGACTAACATCGCGGCTAATACTAACTTTTTCATGTTGCTCTCCTTGATTAACGTAAGGTAATTATACATCCCTTATGTGGGGACGTACACAACTATTTTCACTTCTTTCGGCCTAGCTCGAGGTAGTCCAGGTACGTCAACTTCTCTGAGGAGTTGATCTCAGCCGTGACAATGTCAACGATGCTCAAGCGGCCATTCAAAAAGTAGCTTTTGGCCATCTCCCTCAGATGCATCTTGTGAGAGTCTTTGAGGTGTGCTAGCCAAACTTTTGCACGAGGTGAAACTTTGTTCATGTTGATCTCCTTTATTAATCATAAGGTTATTATATCACAAGAGGAGCAAAAGTACACAGTTATTTTCACAAAAGTGGCAGGGAGCCAAAGAACGGCAGGATGGCTTCTAGGGACAATAGTCTCCACTACCCATGTATACATGGGACCGAATATTCGCTTTAAAGAGAGGGTCCGTGAGGACCCTCAGTAACTAGCAGGGGATGGGTTCGCCTGACACTAATTCCCATTCGTGATCACACAGCCAGTGCTCGATTTCATCATCTGTGAGCCCTCTAAGCATCTTGACAGCTTCTGCTTCGATGTCACCATTTGGCCTATCATCACCTTCTTTGCTAACATAGGGGAAGGTCAGAGTGACTTCACGATAACCTCTTGAACCTACCTCTGTTTTCACATTGATGATGTTTGAAAGCATCGAGGACGTTTGGTCTTCTGTGAAAAGATTGCGGCAAGTAATGTTTTTGCTGTAACCCTTTAAGCCGCAGGTTTTGCATTTGTAATTAGCCATGTTCGTAGTTCCTTATTAATTAAAGTAAGGTAATTATATCACAGGAGGAGCAAAAGTAAACAATTAAATTTATAACCTAGGTTAATAAATTAATTGTTTACAAGTGGTAATAGCGGTGATATAATTACCTTACTTTAATTAATAAGGAGAACGAAAATGTATTTAGACTTTAATCAACTACGCCAGAAAGGCTTCTCTGTGAAGCAAGATAAAATGGAAAAAGGGGTAGAAATCACGCCGAACTTAGAGTATGACGACGATGTGCGTGAGGCACTCCAGTTGATCTTCGACAAAAATCACCTGGATAACACTGCCTACCGTGAGGTCGTCGGAGAGAAGCTTTTCGATCAGATCGCAGCACATCGTCTCTTAGAGATAATGACTGAGAGCTAAACCTCAGAGCACCTGGTGTATGATGCACCAGGTGCATTGTGGGGTTGTAGCCAAAGAACGGCAGGACGCCCTGAGTGACTTTCTAGGGACAATGACCTGACTAACCCATGTATACATGGGACGTAGGATTATTGTTAAAAAGAGGGCCCGTAAGGACCCTCCATGCTAACGAGGAATGATAACCGCTTTCTGATGATCGTCGGTTTTTATCACTTGAATGTTGGGATGACGGGTGTCAGGTGTCCAGATGGTGATTTCTGTGACTCTGACGGTTGCCTCAACGACGCGATATTTGCGGTATTTTTCGAATGGATCTGACATTTTATAACTCCTTTTATTTAACTGGTAGGGATATTATATCACAGGAGGAGCATTTGTAAACAAAAGAATTCATAACATATGTTATGAAATGAGTGTTGTACAGATGGGACAGAGTGTGATAAAATGGTATTGGCGACATGGGCCAAGAGACGGACCTGCCGGCGGTTGAAATTTATTTGCCCAAATGGGAAATTAATTGTGTACACCTGCTCCTACTGTGATATAATTACCTTAGATTAATTAATACAGATTAATCATAAACTGAAAAGGAAAATATATCATGGATGCAAAAACTGAAAATATCGAATATGTTGTCAATGGCACCAAAATTGATTCTGAATCAAAAATTGTGTTCAAGGCCAACCCAAAACGCAATGGCTCCGCCTCACACGCCCGCTACGAAAAATATCAGGCTGCGACAACTTTCGCGAAATACCTCAAATTGAATGAGGGAAAATTTCAGATGGCGGATGCTCGTCACGACCTTTCAAAAGGTTTCTTATCCCTCGCTAAATAGGAGGCACACGGAGGGTCAGCTGAAAAGCTGGCCCTTTTTTAGGTTCTGAGGCTGGGAGCCAAAAGACGGGCGGGTGGCCCTCTGTGACCTTCTAAGGAACAGACTGTTTCGGTCCCATGTATACATGGGTCATGGAAGTTTTGTGTGCTAGAGTGCCCCAGAGGCATGAGGCCAAAGAACGGCTGAGTGTGCCTCAGAAGCCCACCGTGAAACAAACCTTTCTAGCCCCATGTATACATGGGACGTGGACTTTTCGTGTCCTAGGATGCACCTGAGGCACACTCAGGGGGAGGGCTGCGGATGATAATGATTATCATTAACATTGGGCTGGGGGCTTGCGTGGCGGCCTCAGAACTCAGTTGCCAATACTGGAGGGCGGCTTCGTTGACGAACAGCCATTACTGGAGGGCCATTTTCAGTCACGCCGCCCTGTGTCCGTAGCGGTAACAAATTTGTTTACTTTTGGTCCCAGTGGTTATATAATAACCCTAGGAATTAAAATTGTTTAATTCCTAATTAGACAAAAAGGAGTCTATCATGAACGCAAAAGTTGAAAAGCCCGCAGTAGTTGAGGCGGTTGAGTATGTGGTTAATTCTGTTAAACTGACAGATGACACCAAAATCGTCTTCAAGGCGAATCCGAAACGCAACGGTTCAGCTGCTCACGGTCGGTATGAAAAATACCAGAAAGCGGTTACTTTCGGCGAATATCGGAAACTGAATGAGGGAAAATTTCAGATGGCGGATGCTCGTCACGATATCAGCAAGAAATTCCTGACCGTCAACAAATAAGCGGTTAGGATGTAAGGCAGTTAGGGTCACCTAACTGCCTTTTCCCTTAAACGAAGAGGATGCAAAAATGTTTTATATTTTGGTGCAGTACAGAGACGGTGAGAGGTATTGGACCTACGCCGCTTACGAATATGATGCGAAAGAGATCGCAGACAATTATCGCAAAAATAAAGAGGTTAAGAGCGTAAAAGTTGTGGAGGTGAAAACTGACTAACTAACCAACAAAAATAAAAATTTTTGCCGCTCCCCTAGGGAGAGACCGGAGAGTGCATCAGCTCCGTGGATCGAGACCGGAGTCAGCCAAAGCACGGCAAGGTGGGCCTCAAGGTCCCTCTATGGAACAAACCGCTCTTAGCCCATGTATACATGGGTCATGGAATGTTTGTTAAATAGAGGTTATCTGAGGCACAACCGTGGAACAGGGCCTTCAGCCAAAGAACGGCAAAGTCAGGCCGCTACACAAAAAGCTACTCCGCTAAAAAGCAGGACTGGGAACTGATGCTCCAATACTGGAGGGACATTTTGGCACTCCGCTAAAAAGCAGGATTGGGAACTGATGGTCCAATACTGGAGGGCCAAACAGAGGCGGCAAGCTTGGTTGCATGGCGGTTTCATATATTCTATATTTTTTTTATATACTTATATATCTATCTATCTATCTAAATAAAAATAAATTAAGTATAAATTAAAAAGCTTATGAATGTGTCACACTTCAATCAGGCCTTCAATAATAAAATATTAAATATATAGAGCTTTTTTTAATATTTTATAGGTAGATAGTTATGAAAAATAAAGTGGAAAAAAAAAGCCGAAGAGGGCGTTTTTATTATATAAATCAATAACTTATAGCCCTATATCCAATCTATTTTTCATATATATATATATATATGAAATTAAACCGGGATTACATATTTATGTAATATTAACCGGGGGAGCACTGAAGGAATGCGGATGTAAACCTGTGTGGGTGCAAAAACCCACGTTCTAATATTTTTCTAATCTACTCTTTAAAACGGTTTGGATCAATGCGATGCAATGCGATGCGAGACTCAACTCATGAATTACCATTCTTTCCTAAATGGCCACTCACGATACTAAGATCATGCTCCTCAAACTCACTCCGATCAAGCGTAATATGCACAAAAGGCGTAGCTACCTTTTCTTGGCCTCTGTTCATAACCATTTCAAGGTACTTCACTTGGGCCCTTAACCTGTCACTCGGATCAGCTGCATTATTTGCATCATTATGAAGCATAAACATTACGTCTCTCATTCCTATAGCTTTACCGTATGCACACAGCGTATCAAACAGGGTCTCCTCTTTTTCGTTCAATTCGTACGAAGGAAAGACCAACATTTTAATTGAATCAACGTCTAAATACGCCGCCTTTTCTACCATATCTCGACACATGTGAAAAGGAAATGGCATACAGATGTCCCAATGAATTCTATCCTCTTCTTTCTGATAGTCTCCTTCCAACATGTCTAAAGATAGGTCGCGCGTACCGAGTTCTTTCTTGGCTTCTACTTCCTCCTTAGTCATCTGACTCTGTCCTCTACTGATAGACGATTGGTTCCAGGGGCTCAATTCGTGTTCTGATTTGTTTAAGCTGTTATTATCCACCTATTTTCTCCTATATTCTACCATTTCGCAATCTCTGCGCATTGTACCTTCATTAAGCTCTATTATATCATACTCTCACCAACAAGTAAACAGTGTTAATAAATTTAACGGTTTGTTTTATTAAAAGATTTGTATACACAAGATAAAAATCGTTATATAATATATCCTTAAATTAAATAACTAGTGCTGCGTGCCAAAAATTAAAACAAAAGTGCTACAATACAACCGCTTAAAGGAGCCAAGATAAATGTCGAAGACGGACACCGTAATTAAGAATTCATTCTTTAACTCCACCTTTAGAAACGAACAGCTAGAGCTTCTCGCCAGACAGATAGGAACGATCAACGTTATCAAATCGAGTTACTACGATAACGAAAAACCCTTTATATATAATAAAGATAAGACCAGACATGTAATTGAGTACGACCCTACTTTAGACGTTGTAATCGGAATACCTGATTTCGCACAAACGCTATCTGAAGACAAGTCGTCTGATAACTACAAAATCGACCTTTCAGACATCAGAATCAACGGGCAGCGTAAAGTTCTATTCATATTAGACCTGGACAAACACGTCGACAAAAAGTCCGGTAAAACAACTGACGGAATCGCAATTTTTAAAGAAAAGTATCTAAAGCAATTTGGGTTCCCAGACTCTCTCCGCGTTAGAACAAAGCGTAACGGTTTTCACCTATATTTCTATACTTCTCCAGAGGTTATGCGTGATTTAGGTTTCAATAAGAAGGACGCATTTGACGTAGGAATCGACTTAAAATCTACTCAAGCCTTAAAAGGGAATCATTGCGTTCCAGGACCTGGTAGTCAGCAACACGATAAAGAAAACGATGCTCGATTATCTTACAAAATCGAAAATGCTATCCCTATTGCTCCACTTCCAGACAAGTTTATCCAGTATCTTAAGGAGGTATACGAGAAAGTCAACCGTGAGCGACGCGAGGCAATGACCGCAGCAGAAAAAGCTCAAAAAGACAATATACCTGTGGACCTCCCCAAGAATATCAAAAGGGGACATGAATACGTCACTCGTAAAGTCAACGAAGCAAGAGACTTAAGGGTAGCGAATCCTGGACATGACCCACACTTGCACAGCCGGAACGATACGCTGAACGGCCACGCATATAGACTCGCTTCTTTTGGCTTATCTAAGAAAGTTGTGGTTGGCCTTGGCATGACTCTCAATAAAGAACTATTCGAATCGCCGCTTGACGAAGACGAGGTATTACTCATTGTAGGTTCAGCTTATGCGTCACGAGTCGAACAAGGAGAGTCTTCAGCTAACGCTGCACCAAGTATTCCTGAATTCCCCAAATATCCGAGCACGGACAAATACGGAAAAAGAGTTGTTAAGTATTCCGAGATCATTGATAGACTTGAGGCTGCTGGTACAATGGAGTTAGAAGAGCTAGCTAAGCACGAAGAAGGTGTTCAGCTTATGGCAGACTGGATCGTCAACGTAGAAGGAAATATGATCATCGTCAAGAAGAATCCGCTACAGAAGACACTTGATGGAGTTAATCGACTTTTAAGCCAAAAGGAGGCGACTGTATCTCCATACGATATTTTGAGAGAGCTAAAGAAGAGTGAGATATCTTTTCAAACGTTTCATAACATCCCAAAGTTTGACTCTCATATCGGAGAAGCCCTATGCGTACGCGAATCTAGCTCAGTAAAACCGGATGGTACTCCTAAAGCGGGAAGGATAACCACTGTTTTATCAAAGCATGATGCGTTCAATAGCCGTCATATTAAAGGTCTTAGCTCAGATACATCGTATCCACCTTCTGGCAATATAATCGAGGATGGGGTGTTTCACATGGCAGCACCTCCACCTATTGCTGCGTTTCCTAGATTAACGCCAGATCAAATGAAAGAAGCGGTACCTAAGATTGTTGAGCCGGTTCTAGCTTTCTTTCTAAATAACTTGACTGACCCGACTGAAACCGATGAGGCTCACTTCTTAAAGAATCGGATAGCTGCGATGGTTCAGCGTAAACATATTCATAATATGTTAGTTATTCATGGACCTGGAGGTACTGGTAAGTCTTCATTTCTTAACTTCTTATCTCTAATGTTCTCATCCACTGATGTTGCTCAAGCACACACTCTTGATAGCATGACGAAACAGTTCTTTGCTTTAGGCGAGCTTACTCTAATTGATGACTGCGACTTTAACGCCAAGATGAACTGGCCTCACTTAAAGACGCTTATAACGAGTGAGAGCCAGCGACTTGAGGAAAAGTACGAGAGAGCGAAAACAGTTAATAAGACTGTATCTATTATAGCGTGCACTAACGTCAAAATAACTAACACCGAATTGTTGAATGACAGACGAACGTACATCGTATCTGGAATGCTAAACAATAGAGACACTCCTTATGTCGACCTACTAGACGAGCAAATGCGTCTACTCCTCGAAAACGATCTTCTTGGCTTAAGAGCTGTATATCAATACTTCTGCGATTTTAACATCACTATAACGAATTGGGACCAAAGCTCTAAAACGCAAAACGCAATGCGGACAGCGGTTATAAACGAGAAAAGGTTATTAGGAGGAGCGAATCAGGCGGCTCTATCTGAAGGACTTATGCAGAAGGAAGAGAACAGAAAGCTTAAGACTCTATCTATCGTAATGAACACTATTGTGAACTTCGGTTATCCACACTTAGATTGCGGTTTAGAACCTTGTAAATTCAGAATAACAACAGCTCCAATCACTAAAAGGCAAAAGGAATTTATCATCTCATGTACGTATGACAATCTTCTCGCATTGCACTACTTTGATTCACTAAGCTCAGACACTTTTCTAACAGCTCGAGCTTTCTTCGAGGAGACCTGTGCCACTCCAAAAGTAAAGCAGGATGCCTTAAGCAATTTTACTCACAGTCTTAACAATATGCATGACCCATTTAGCAACGTAGTAGGAAAAGACTTGTTGATATCAGAAGTCAGTAAAAAGATCTCTAGCAAAGATAAGTACAATAGAGCACGAATAGGCCAAACAAGAACTTTAATTCTTCCACCCATATCACTTTGGATTCCTGGAGTAAGCTACCTAACGAGTGGCACGTTGTCTAAATCGAATAGCGAAGGAGTATTTGAGGCTTATGGGATGACAGACATTATAATACAGATAAACGCATGGGAAGAGGAAGGTCATAACCCATCAAAACAGGAATGCGAAGATTGTCTGCATGAAAGCTTTCCTGATGCGATACTTGGTAAGTTTGATGTTATTTCAGAGACTGAGAACATGCATAAAGAGTTTGAATTTGCGGCGGATAAAGACAAAGAACCAGGAAATTGGGATTGATTAGCTGGTAATTTAATGGTGTACAACCTCTAAAACATGATATATAATAGCCTAGTAAATAAATAAAAGGAATACATTTTATGAAATTCTTTCAGTTTAAAAAGGCTGTATACGAAAGAATGTGCGATAGGCCAATGAGCCCAAAAGAACGCACTCGATTCTTTATGATCTACATCGATGACGGGATGAAAATGACTAAAAAGCAGGAGCAGGAATACTGTGAATACGTCAAGTTTGTTAATGCGATGCACGAAAATTATCCTGCTTTTTTCGATGAAGAAAAGAACAAAGAAAGGCTAAAATGGTAAACTCTTTTGTATACGTTGATTAATCCTTGTGTTATAATTACCTTGTAAATCAAATTAAATAAAAGGAGTTATACCATGGCAACACCTCAAGAAACAGCGTCGGAAGCAGTAGGGTCTGCGTGGAAAATATACGGACATCAATATGATATGTGGAGCACTGTTCAAGCGCATTTGACTCAAATGGAAAGTATAACCAACCACTTGAAGTATGAAATTCAAGAATATCGCGATAAGTTCGACCAGTTCGATGAGGTTGAAGAGGAATTGACCTTCTTGTGGCATATTTGTCAAACTCACATAGAAATGGAAACAGAAAATGAGTAAATATGGTTGGATGCTAAAACTGTCTGACGAGCTAGGCGGCCAAGAAATATATGGTCCTTCTGCTTTATCAAGAGAGCTAAACAACGAGCTACTTGTAGGCAATGGTGCAGAGTTTAAAGTCTATGACAACGATGACATTCTCTGTGGTATAGGTAGAATAGTCGGTGATTATGAAGGCTTTGAACCTATGGATGACTACGCCACGCCTTCTCTTGGCTGCACTAAAATTCAATACAAACAACTTAATGGGATGTGGATGACCTTATGACTAACTTATCTAGACCTAAATCACGAGTTATTCGCCTGCGCAAAGAAATTGTTGATCGCCTTGAATATTACGCTAAAGATGGCGAGCATATCAAAGTAGTTATTGAGCGCTTGTTAGATCATGCTGATATCTGCCCTATCAAACAAACAGAGAAAAAAGAAGAGGAAGTATTATGAAAAGTAAGTTATTTTTTGCGCACTCACAAAAGACCTTCGATACACCAGAAGAGAAAGCGGCTAGAATACGTATTTCTACCGGCTTTGAGTTGTTCTGTCCAAATGAACAAATCTATCAGAAGAACAATCAGGCTACGAACGCGGACTATAACAAAGGAATTGACGACTGTGGCGGTCTAGTCTTTCTTCCTTATAAAGGATATGTCGGTAAAGGTGTATATTCTAATATATTATATGCGCTACGAAGCAAGTATCCAGTGTTTGTCTACGATGCTAAAGACGACGTGCTGCGGAGCGTTACTTCAGTTACGATTAACGACCTTAATGACTGGGCAATACGCTATGCCACATGGACTGAGGAATAAGGCAGCATTTTATGAATGCAGAGAGTGTAAAAGGAATTGATCTTAAAGCTGGCATGATTATTAGTGTCAATACGGGATATCGACCTCTTGATGACGAGTGGCTTACTATAAAAGAAGTTAAGCGGACTTTAAACCTCTTCAGTCAGGAGATTATTCAGATCACTTTTGAAGGTACAAGTGATGTTATTGATATGTTACCTGAACAGACTGTATTAGCATACAAACAATAGGAGTAGTACATGAATGATGAAATAACAGTTAAAGAAGCAAAAGAAGAAAAGAGCATTTTTACAGAAAGGCTCCATGACATGATAAACGAATTCAACAAAGATACAGGTTGCGTACTTACAGAGATCAACATAAATCTTGTACACGCCTTAAACGGAAACATTGAAATGACGCATATATCTACGGTTGTCCATATTAATTAAAGGTTTACATCTCATTAAAATTGTGATATAATAGTCTAGTAAATTAATTAAGGAGAACTATTATGAATTTTGCAAGATCGCTTAAAAGAATGGATGACTTCGAATTAAAGGCGCAGTACAATATTGCGAATTTAATTGGAGCTATCAGTTTACGCAAACACGGCATTATTAACCAAGGCATAAGAGCCAAAATTGCTTCTATTGCTGAAGAGCTAGGTAACAGAAGACTTGATCCTATTGAAGCGGTTGCAGGAATCGATAATTTTTACCACGAAGACGATAATGAAGCTATATTTATCGTCTTACGAGGCAAAGATACCGAAAAAACACTCGTAAATGAAGGCAACTTTAGAGGTACCGGCAAGCATGTTAAGTATTTTAATATTGACGATGCTATTAGCAGAGCAAAAAGTTACTGTCGTGATGACAAGAGTTATTATGTTGCTAAAGTAATTCGTAAAGTCGAAACAGAGCGCCCTACTATTAAGGTAACAGAAATTAAATAACTGTATGGATACTGACGAAAAACGGGAGCAGCGTCAAATATTGAAAAAGGCCATAGAGGATGGGTATTTTGATCTCGTCCTCTTTGTGCCTATCAATAAAGGTACTCTATACAACAAACTGCCAAAGCCAATAAAAGATTCATTAGCCCAAAGTACTTTCTATGGTTTATTGTCGAATAGGCGCATTGTACTTTTCAATAATATAGATGCCTGTATTGGAGCGTTTGAAGACATGGTTTTTAAAGTACGGCAAACTGGTGAC